GACCTCTCGCATATCCTCTCCAGACAGCAATGTCGGTAAGGGCACCCATGAGGAGGAGGAGTCCTCCTTATGGTATTGCGTCATTAGCTAAAGAGGGTGAAGCCCTCCAAGGTGGGAGACTATGAGCTCCGGTCCACTGGGCCCACCTTGACCTCCTTGACCGGTGCAAGAATTCCATTAGTATGAAAATCTTTCACACAGCCAAAAGGCAAGTTAGCACAAAACGGTGGCTTCGGCTCGTCGAGCTGAACGCTTACTGTCTAGTGCCAGTGTGGGCCACGGGTCTGAAAGACCAGTGGAAGATTTGTTTCCAACCCTTGGTACAACGAATCAAGTTTCTCTGGAAGAGCTCCGGCCGGGTTTTCCTGGTCGGTTATCTTAAAGAGAGTACGAGAATAGTTGTATTGTGGGCTGCAGGTTTACCGTACACCGTTCAACCGAATGGTGTAAGGGTGGCCCGCAGTCGCTCTGGACTGCCCCTTATCCTACCGGCCCGACTACGGTCTCTCATTTCGTCTTGCAGACGTCTTGGGAGTAGCCGTGGTTGGGTTGCATTGCGTGTAGCGCTAACCATTCTCTCTGTTTACAGAGTGATTGGCTGCCCCCCTGTCCTGAAGATCGAGACTATCACGTCTCCTTTCGATGGACAGGAGCAAACACTTCCCTTTTGGGAGGTGCGCCAGTCAGTTCTCCGTTTGGGCGTTACATTAAAAGGTCTCAGATCCGCATCCCCGAACCTCTTCTCAGAGGCTGCGGGACCCAATTACCCTCGTGCGACGTGGTCAAGTGGTCTCGACGCGCTAGCCTTCTGGTGTGCACCATTGCAATGGTGGCACCTGACGGTAATAGCGATCCGATCCCGCTCTTGGCTCGTCTACACTTGGTTGGTCGGGGTGATGCTTCTCTCAGCGCCTGTGATACCGCTGCTAGTATTCCTCGGGTGCATGCCGTACAAACTTGGTCGATTGACGAAGCTGTACGAGGCAGCCGGAAAGGTTAGAGTAGTGGCAATTACTGATTGGTGGACTCAAGCGATGCTCAAGCCACTGCACAGTACTATCTTTGACAACTTAAAATCGTTAAGGATGGATGCTACCTTTGATCAGACCGGAGGCCTTAAACGCCTTCTCGAGATCTCCAAGGGAAGACCCATGTATTCCTTTGATCTTTCAGCTGCTACGGACAGATTGCCGGTACTCCTTCAGGAACAAATCCTTTCAACCCTAGGGTTGTCATGGGCAGCTTCTTGGCGGGCACTTCTCACGAAGCGTCCGTGGTACTTAGGGCGAAAACCAATTATGTATGCCGTCGGGCAACCGATGGGCGCATACTCTTCTTGGGCTATGCTTGCGCTAACACACCATGTGATAGTGCAGGTAGCAGCTTCGCGTGTTGGATGGAGCGTAGTCTTCCCATACTACTGTGTCTTAGGTGATGACGTCGTCATCGCTGATGCACAAGTAGCGGAGGCCTACCGAAGTCTAATGACGGCTCTGGGTGTCCCTATCAACATGAGCAAATCGCTCGTGTCTGAGAAAGGCTGCTTAGAGTTCGCGAAACGGTGGGTTCACCCTGATCGGGGAGAATTCTCTCCAATCGGGCCTGGACTTATCCTAGTAGTGATAAGAAACTTGCGCTTCATACCTCTACTGGTCAACGAACTTTGTGCTAAGAGCTTTGGCTTTCTTCCGATGCAAATGAAGGATGTCATTTCCCTCTTGGGCCTACTTCGTCGAAAGACGAAAATAGACCCAATGGTGGTGACTTTACTAGCGATGGGACCCTCAGGAGGGCTTTGGGGTAGTGGCCAGTTAGCGGATCGCTCCGCAGCTTGGATCGCTGCCTACCACCGAAGTGTTGCTCCTGACCTGCTGAATCTATATGTATTTC